ATGTGCGCCAAACTTGTTGTGCTCGGCAGTGTTAATGCCGATCATGTGATTCGTGTTCCGCGTTTTGCCCGTGCCGGTGAAACCTTACGCGGCGCCGGTTACCGCATTGCTTACGGCGGTAAAGGTGCCAATCAGGCGGTAGCCGCCGCGCGATTAAAGGATCAAAATACGCAGGTGGATTTTATCGCCTGCATCGGCAACGATGATATTGGTCACGCCATGAAATCCGCTTTTGCAAGCGACGGCATTAACACGGCGACCATGACTCAAATTGAACAGGAAATGACCGGTATCGCCATGATTCAAGTGGCGGACAGCGGCGAGAACAGCATTGTGATTAGCGCCGGTGCCAATGCTTGTTTGGACGAACATATCGTTTCCCGTTATGCCGCACATATTCAACAAGCGGATGCGTTGTTAATGCAGCTTGAAACGCCCCTTTCGGCAATTTGCCTGGCGGCGCAAATCGCACAACAACAGGGCACGAAAGTGATTCTTAACCCTGCGCCGGCGCAAGCATTACCGGAAGAATTGTTCCATCGGTTATACATGATTACGCCGAATGAAACGGAAGCGGAAATCCTGACGGGCATTAAAGTGGAAGATGAGATCTCGGCGGCGCAGGCGGCAGAAAAACTCCATCAGTTTGGTATGCAAATCGTGCTGATTACCTTGGGTGCCAAAGGGGTTTATGTCAGTGAAAATGGTCAGGGGAAAATTATCGGCGGTTTTCGCGTGAAAGCAAAAGACACCACGGCGGCAGGCGATACCTTCAACGGCGCCTTGGTAGCTGCCTTGCTAGAAGGGAAAACATTGACGGACGCTATTCGTTTCGCCCACGCGGCGGCGGCAATCGGCGTCACCCGTGAAGGCGCTCAACCCTCGATTCCGCATCGTGCGGAAACCTTGGATTTTCTGGCACAGCAGACTTAAAAGTGCGGTGTTTTTTCTCGGCGTTTTTAATGTATAGCCATTCGATAGATAAAAAATTAGCCCTTTAAATAAAGGGCTAATTTCGTTGGGAAATGTGTCAATTAAACCACTTCAACTTCAACCGCTGTCGGACCGCGTTGGGAATCCTGTACGTTATACACCACACGGTCGCCTTCGTTTAAAGTACGGAAATTGTTACCGACGATGCCGGAGAAATGTACGAATACATCTTTTGAACCATCCGTAGGAGCAATAAAACCAAAGCCTTTTGTGGAGTTAAACCATTTTACGGTGCCATTTAATTTAGACATGTTGTCTTCCTTCTTAAAGTAATGAAATTATATGCTTGCAAAAGCATGAACCGCTAGCGATTTGACTTAAACAGAGATGGATAAATAGAATCTTCAAAGCGCAAATTTAAAACTTGAATGAGGAAGAACCGAAATAACTAACTTACTGAAGTGATTATCTAGCGTGGAGCGCATTAGAACACAACCGGGAAATAAAAACAATCTATTTTGTTGAATTTACATGCTTGTCGATAATCACAACCAAACTAAACAAACAACCATTTGATAAACAAATAAAAATAAAATAGATATTATTGAATTGGGTACCTAAATGGGTACTATTTTATAAAGTCATTAAACTGATTGCCTACAATATAACCTTTCGTCCGCTAAATTCAACATAATTCAACCTGATTCCGGGGTATTTTTAGAAAATCTAACCTTCTTGGCGCGGGCTTGGGGAAAAAATGAAAATAGCCTCTAAATGAGGCTATTTTGAACGATTTTAACCGGCAAGGCAATCCTTGATTAGATAGCCTGCTGATTTACCCAATAAGTGCGGTTTATAAATATCAGTACAACGCACAACCTGAACCTTCCCACCGTGCTCAAAATAGGTATCAACAAACAACCCTTTACTGCGTCTTACTGTATAACCGTAAGACGGGTCAAAAATGTTGCCTTTATTATTTTTTGCTTTCTCGGATACATAGGCAAGGATAATACAATTAGACCAGATTTTTTCTAACTTTCCGCCGACCTGTTGTACTGCTTCGCCAATTTTTACATTCTTAACGCCTATTAGCTCGGCAAATATTTCCGGGGTTAAAATACCGGTGCGGGTATATTTAATGCGCTCTAAGATAATTTCATTTTCTTTTAAAACTTTCCAAACGTCCCCGGCGATTACACAAACATTAGGCTTCATGCCAATAGTTGAAGATATTGCATAAATACCATTTTCAATAATTTCTAATGGATTAGATTTTTTATTGCTGATTTTGTTATTCGTATTTAAAGAAATAACATTATCAGTGCTGTAATTATCGCTATTTTGAGCAAGCTTTGCCGTTTCTACCTCTCGCCCTAATGCGATAATGTCCTGGGTAACCGATAGTGCATATTGCTTTAATGGATAACTGGCTTCATTGTCCTCACGGTAGTCAATAGGATATTCAATATCATGCTCTTCCAATTGAACATCTAACGTTGAAATATCTTCCGGGGTTAGTCTATTTGAAGCTCCGCGCAATTCGCGTACCGTTTGGGGTTGTGTAAATGCTTGTCGTCCGAATTGTGGGATTTTCCCCGCCTCTTTGCCAATTTCTACCACCGGCATTAAAACTTCGCATACCAGTTCATTATTGTAATAACCCTGCGCCAAATTAGTTAATACCGGGTCTTGAATTCGCGCTGTTTGAAGTGTTTGTTGTGTTGTCATTGTTTATTCTCCTAATGAAATAATTTCGTTGAAAGCGGTTCTATAATTTACGTTATAGGTTCGCATATAATTTTTTATCTTTTCATCTAATCGTTGAGCCGTTAATGGTTCTTCTTCCTTTCGCCAAATAGTAGGCTTTTTATGTAAATTAATATCTATGTTGTCGGTTTGCATTGACAAATTTATTGGCAGTTGTTTCGCCAAAAAATCTTTCATTTTATCCGTTAGGCTTTCTCCTTCACTAAAAGCCACAAATTCGCCGTTGTCATAGCTTGAAGCAATATCTAGCAGTTCTATTGCAAAATCCCGTTGACGGGGAAGCAATATTCCTTTGTTCAGCAATTCATCTACATAATTTTTATTGTGGTCATTTGCTATAACCTTCTTGCTATTGCTCAATTCGGCAATCAAGCGTTCATTTTCTTTTTTTAGTTCTTCTAAATCGTTAGTCATAATTTTTACCTATTGACTGATAATATCTAACGCCGTGCCATAATCTACGTCTAGGGCGTTTTGTAAATACTGCGCTTTTTGATTTAACTCGCCTAACTGGGGATCGTAGGAATATCCGCCATCACTAAGAAAAACAATGTCATTATCTGCGCTTAGATTGGCGATATGTAAGCTAATTTCAGGGTTTAGCATGCCCTTGCCGGTTCATCTTTACCTTTTTCAAGGAATCCAACATGCTTTAAATAACTGCCTAGACCTTTCACCGGATTACCCTTTGACTCAGAAAAATAGACTGCGGAAGAAATCCCGCTAATTTCGCCGTTTTTAACTTTGCCAATCAATTCTTCATTAATTTCTGCTTCAGCAAATAAATGTCCTTCATGGTGATAGAGTTTCTTTACGGTTCCATATTGCGGATTATCGTTTTCAGGGTGTCCAATAACCAAAGGTGCTTTTTTAACCTCCTCGGCGTAAAAGTTAGCGATGCCTTTTATATCATCTTCATTAAATGTGAATTTACCGTTTCTGGCTCTATGTGTGCCGGCGCGTAAAATCTCAAAAATTGCTTTTCCCATATTCTTTACCTTGTTTTGCTGATGAATCTCACACAATTAAAAGATAAAACGCGCGCCCCGTGGGGTTTGTTGCGTCTCAATCAAATTGAACAAACAATAGTGCAAAGAGAAGAAAAAAAAGTTTTGAAAATTTTTTCCACTTTTCCACTTAAAAAGCCTCAAGCCTTTTAGAATAAAGCTTCATTGTGGTGTTAAGCTTCATCCGGAATCACTTTTTAAAGTGGAATTTAGGGAAAATAATAGATTTTGGGCGAAAAAAAAGGCGATTTTATCGCCTCATTAAATTGGGTATGGTGGTTTGCCTGATTTGAATAGGATAACAGCCTAAATTATCCATCCCATTGTCTAACGGAAAGCTCCCTATTTTTCCAAAATGCATTAGTTGTAGTATATCCATTATACATTTTGGATTCATAAGGTATTTTTTCTCCGCATTCTTTAAAAGCGTCACTCAAAGCATTATCAAAGGCAAAGCGATTTATAGGCATTAATCCGCTACATTGGCAATAATATAGATAAGCTGAATATAGACTATCCGGCTTGCCTAATTTGTCGCCATAAGGAATAAATCCGCCCCTTGCATTCCCTAATCTCAAGGCTTTTTCGTTTCTGTGCTCCCTTAATTCAAAATGCCCTAAAAAGTCTATAAGGTGGTTAGATTCGCGTTTTATATGCTTACCTTCGTCTAATTCCTTATATTCTTCTAAAATAGCTCTTGCCGTATCCGGGTTAGGGAAAAGGGCTAATAACTTATTCACTATGCCGTAAACTTCCGATTGCACTTTTTCGGTAAAATGCACGTCTTTTTTCTCTTTTGGGACTGCCCGTTCAAAAGGAATAATTATTCTCCTACGGGCTATGCCTCCATTTCGGTCGGTGAATAATAAAGGGTAGTTTGTTATCAACATAAAAACAGGGTTAAGCCTAACGGCAAAATCATCAACATAGTTTATTTTGACCGTGACGCTATCCCCGCCGGTGATGGCTTTTAATTCGTCCGCACTTCCTTTATAGGGCTTCTGGTCGGGAGATATGGCAAGGCTTTTCCCGATTAGCATAGCCCGTTTCTTATCAATTTCTAGCTCTTGTAGGCTAATGTAAGCGGTATTGCTTCCGCCGTTGATAATTGAGGCAATTTGACTAAATACGGATTTTCCCACACCTGCTACGCCTGTGGCTTCCAAAAATAAGCCCCATTCGTGGCGATTGGTTAGCACCATGTAAAGACCCGCTAAAATCGCGTTCTTTTTGTTGGTGTTGCCATTGCTGACAAATTCAATCCAGTCATCAAAATGCGGTGTATCTTTACTTTGTGTATTACAGTTTAATCCCTCTACACTGCGTAAAAAATGACCTATTTCGTGCGGCGTGAATTCGCCTGTTTTCTTATTTAGAACGCCATTTTGAAAGCCGATAAAATCGGGGTTCTGTGCGGGAATTTCTTCCGCTTTCAATACAATTAGATCTGCAATAGATTTCAGGTGCCGGGCGGTATAATCCCCGCCGAATTCGTCATAAAAATCCATCACTTTGCGTTGTAAATGGTGTTCGGGCATTTGCTCCCAATATAAGCCGTTATACTCTAACGGTTTGCCCGCGTGTATATCCCGCCTAATTGGTTTATCAACCCAATCTAAAAACGCTTGCGCAATTTGCTTCTGTGTTGGCTTCTCACTTGAAAAATCAATCGCAGGGGCTTTTTTGTTAAGTTTTTGCGCCACCATCTCCGCCACGCTTTCGCCTTTTTGCTCGCGTGTGCGTTTTAGCCACGCCGACAAGTCGCCATCTTCTTGAAGGTGCCCTAAGCTATCGCACAATGTGAGCTTTTGAACTTGCGTATTTTTCGCTAAATTTGCCACCACTGCCGGCAGTTCTTCGGAATGTGAAAATTTACCGAATTGACAAAGGCGCACAAAAGTGCGGTCGTTTTCGGCAAGGTTTAAGGCGTTGATTTCCTCTAGTTGGCTGGTGCCAAGAATGACGGGCTTTTGTTTCGGGTCGGTTTTTATCGCTTGCGCCAATAAACCCCATTCTATTCCGTTACCTTTATCCCATGCCTGCCACGCTTTGGAGCCGATTAAAATAATTAATTCCGCCCCGTCCTGTACTTGGTCGGCTAAATGTGGGGCGTTTTTCAATTTTTTAGTCATTATCCTCCCCTTGCGCCAATTTATTCAGATTAATATCCGTTTGTTCTCTACCAGCTTGTGCAAAGTCTAACTCTGCGCAAAGGTGTCTCAAGGTTGAGCCAACGCCGAACAATACCACGCCATCAATATTTCCTCGGGTACTGTCTAATTCAACGCCATAGTTAAAAACAAGATCTGCATACATTTTCAAAGCTTCGGAGGCTTCTTTTTCCGCCCGTTTAAATTGCTCATAGTATTCAGTCATTTTTTCTTGATTGTCCGCGTGTTGGCTTAAATGCTCATGTAAGGCGGTGTAAATAATTTTATGCATAAATCCCTCCTAAAGTGCGGTCACTTTTCGCGGTGTTTTTAAGATTGATTCTGCCGGCAAGGACTAAAACAAATTCACGGGCTAAAATAGCGCGGGCTTGTAGTTCGCTTTCGGCTTGAATGCGGATTTTTTGAATGCGGTTTGTAAGGTCGGTTCGGCGTATGCCGGCAAAAATGAATTGATACATTTGCGTAACTCCACTGAAAAATTGATTGGAAGTTACCGCTTGAAGTTTCCAGGCTTGGCGGTAACGTGTAACGGGCTGGAAAACTGTCATCAGTGGAAAACAGCAAAGGGCGAAACCTTTCCCGCTACACGCTACCATAGACTGACGCGCTAGGCGTTCTTGGGGTGCGTGTGCGCTACGCATAAAAAAACACGCATAAGGCGTGTTCTGCGCCACTGATAAATGATTCGAGTTTCCAGGCTCGTCGGTTGATTTTGCAACCACGCCAAAATAATGCCAAAAGCGACCGCACTTTGTAAAGCGTTTTTTGGCAAATTGGCAAAATATTTTGCTAAAATGTGAATTAGTCATTGTTTCGCCCGCTCGGCTAAATGATGATAAGGGGCTTTTTGGTGTTGGCGCACTGAAAAGCCCTGCCTGTTTCTGCGTCCTCATTGGTTGATACTCGCTAAATAACGTTGGATTTCCGTCGCTTTATAAAGCGTAGTCGCGCCAAATTTGGTTTTCTTGATTTTCCCCTCTCTCGCCAAACGATCTAACTTGCTCCGGGATACGCCAAAAAGCTCGCCCATTTCGCGCACGGTGTAGTGTTTGTCATTGGTTGGGGTTTGGTGTTCGTTCATAGTGAATCCTTATAACTTGTCTTGGGTTAAGTTGAACGGTGTGAATAGGCTATAAAATTTGTGAAAGGTCGTCAATGTGCTTGTTTTATAAGTATTTTCCTCATTTTGCATAGCATTTTTAAAAATAGCCATACAAAATGAGGAATTCGTTTAAATGGCGTTTAAATACACGAAAACGCATATAAAAACCTTAAACTTGTCGATATCGTGTTTTAAGAAAGTGACAAAAAAGACTATTTAATGTCACTTCCTTAAACGCCTTTAAATTTTTAAACGATATTTAAAGACCTCTTAAACGCGGTTTAAAGATTTTGCGTTTAAAGAACACGGAAAAGTAAAATAATTAAAAGCGAATCGTTTGATTAATAATTAAACAATATTTACAATTCTTTACATAAGCCATTTACTGCTTCGTTTTCCGTAATTCCTGTTGCTTTCTCAGAATTGAATAAATGTGAGGGGCGGAAAGATTATACTTTCTTGAGATTTCATCCATATTGTTCCCTTTGAATTCTTTAAAAATTTGATTGTCTCTAATTTGTCGTTTCAAAACGCTACCGGATGGCAAATAAAAACTGCGCCCGCCAAAATAATTAGATATGGTCAAAACGGTTCTTTCAGCCAGCTTTAACGCTTCATTTTTAGTCTTCTCATTTTTTTCAAATTCATTAAGTAAAACGTCAAACATTTCACCAATTAAGCCTTCGTACTTTCCTTTGATTTTTTCGCTTGGAATGGTTTCTTCTTGTGTAAACTTTGTTTGTGATGTCATTTGTTGCTCCTATTTGTTATGTCTCAAGCCAAATATACGAAAGCAAGCCCTGACTTTGGGTTTGGGGAGTATCGCACAAAATATTAATACTTATACTTTTCACTTAACCACTTAAAAAGCACTCCATTTTCCACTTAACTCTTATTTATTATTTTTCTTTTATTTCAATATATTAAGAGATAAAAATAATATATAAGTGGTTAAGTGGAAAAAATTATAAAAACTTTTAAAACAAAAAATAGGAAATGAGAAGCGTGGGCAAAAAAGAGGGCGATTGCTCGCCCTGTGGTATTGATGGAGATTAAGAAATGTAGTTGACTTTGTTCCGGGTGATGTAATAGAGTGTACACAGTAATGCGTTGTGTGGCGAAATGGTAACGCGGCATTGTCAAAAGATAATGTATATCGTGGGTTCAACCCCCACCACAACGCATTACGGCTATATCTTTATTTCCGTCAATAGCCTCCCCTTTCCTCCTGACTTTTATTTGAAGCGCTCTTTGTGCATTGCTCCACAAAATCCCCCCAATCCTGCATAATTTTCTTACGTTGCTTCATATAGGTGGCGTGGTTGTAAGATTGGCTCACGTTGCTCCCGGTTCGGTGCGCTAAGCATGCTTCAGCGTGTTCATAAATAACATTCGTATCAGCTAAATGCGTGCGGGCTAATCCTCGCAAGCCGTGGGCGGTCTGTTTTCCGCCGTATCCCATCCGTTTAATTGCCATATTGGCGCTTGATGGGCTCATTGGTTCGTGGTTATTGCCCCGTTTCGGGAATATGTATTCAAAACGCCCACTAATCGGCTTTAGTTCTTCCAATATCTTAATGGCTTGACTTGATAACGGAACAATATGCGTATGCGCTTCACGCGCTTTCATTCTCTCCGCCGGTATTGTCCATAGTTTTTTAGCTAAATCAATCTCCGCCCATTGCGCTTCGCTCGCTTCATTCGGGCGTGTCATGGTGAACATTTGGAATTGAACAAGAAGGCGCGTTTGCGGTTGTATATTGGCATTCGTTAACGCCTCCATAAATGCCGGCAGTTCTTCGCTCTTTATGTGCGGATTATTCTCTTTTTTGTGCTGTTTAAGGGTCTTATTCATCTTGAGGCAAGGATTGAACGGAATAAGCCCGCCATTCACGGCAAAATTAAGGATTTCGTTGATATAACCGCACAACCGGTTAGCCATATCAATGTTATTGCGCTCCTCTACGCGTTGCAACGGAACAAGGGCTAGTGTTGGAACAATCTCCGCTATTGGGTATGCACCAATAAAAGGGAATACGTGAAGGGTTAGGCTCCCCCAGTATTTGGCAAGGGTTTTCTCTGTGATTTCGCCCCGCTTCTTCGCTCGCCATTTCTCCGCTACGGCTAAGAAAGTGTTAGCCTTGGCAAGCTCCCGCTCTCTAGTTAAGCGTTCTTTATGGGTCTTAGGGTCAATCCCTTGGGCTAATAAAGTGCGGTATTCTTCTCGCTGTTGGCGTGCCAGTGCAATAGATATTTCCGGGTAATTGCCTATAGTTGTTTTGGTTCTTTTCTTACTGATGGGATGATAGTATCTAAAACGCCATACCTTTGAGCCCGCCGGGTACAGTTGAAGGTATAAGCCGTTGCCGTCATTTAGCTCATTCTTACTGCTTAAAGCATACTTAGCCCGCTCTACTTGCGTATTCGTTAAACCTACTATTTTTCGTGCCATAAATACTCCTTTAGTACCCAAAATTTTGGGTACTATAACATTTGGGTACTAAAATGGGTACTATTTTTAGTGGTCAATATGATTCAGAATGAAGCAATATAAACGATGAAATGCGCTAGAATGCGCTATTTTAAACGAAAAAAAGCAAGGTGATTCACCTTGCTTTATTGATTTGGTGGAGATAATCGGGATCGAACCGACGACCTCTTGAATGCCATTCAAGCGCTCTCCCAACTGAGCTATATCCCCGTAAGTGGCGGCTATAATAGATTCCGCCCCTTTGTCTGTCAATATTAAATTTTCAATTCAATGTCATCAGATTAAATATTAAGCGTTTTGTGCCTGAATAAAATCAATGGCACGCTGAATTCGCTTTAATGCGCGTTCGCGCCCGATGCCGACGAGGGTAACGTCCATTGACGGCGATTGTCCCGCACCGGTGACGGCAACACGTAACGGCATCCCCACCTTGCCCATGCCGACCTCTAATTCGGCGGCGGTTTGTTCAATGGCTTCATGAGTGGAATGCAGATCCCAGCCGGAAAGTGCGGTCAGTTTTTCTTTTACTTTTTCGAGGGCTTCCACGGAACCGGCTTTGAAATTTTTTTTCGCGGCGGCTTCATCGAATTCATCAAATTCTTCAAAGAAATAACGGCTTGCCAACGCCATTTCGCGTAAAGTTTTGCAACGATCCGCCAACATCGCGACAATTTCCGTTAATGCGGGACCGTTGGTGGTGTCAATGCCAAGATCCTGATATTGCCACGCAAGGTGTTTCGCCACATAGTCCGCCGGTAATTCACGAATATAATGATGGTTCAACCACAATAATTTTTCCGTATTGAAGGCACTGGCGGATTTACTGACGGAATGCAGATCGAACAATTCAATCATTTCTTCACGGGTGAAGATTTCCTGATCGCCGTGTCCCCAACCTAAACGCACCAAATAGTTAATGAGCGCTTCCGGCAGATAACCTTCGTCGCGATATTGCATGACGCTCACCGCGCCGTGGCGTTTGGAGAGTTTTTGTCCGTCGTCGCCGTTAATCATGGAAACGTGGGCATATACCGGGATCGGCGCACCGAGGGCTTTTAAAATGTTAATTTGACGCGGTGTGTTGTTAATGTGGTCTTCGCCGCGCACAACATGGGTAATGCCCATGTCCCAGTCATCCACCACCACGCAGAAGTTGTAGGTTGGGGAGCCGTCGGTGCGGCGAATAATCAAATCGTCCAATTCGCTGTTGCTGATTTCAATGCGTCCGCGCACGGCGTCATCAAAAACAACGGAGCCTTCCGTCGGGTTTTTAAAACGTACAACATGCGGTTCATCAGCAGAGTGATGGACGTGATCGTGTAAGCAATGACGGTCATAACGCGGTTTTTCTTTATTTTGTTCTTGCGTATGGCGCAACGCATCCAAGCGTTCTTTAGTGCAGTAGCAGCGGTATGCCAAGCCCTGTTCAATCATTTGATCAATAACCTGATTATAACGATCAAAACGTTTGGTTTGGTAATACGGACCGTGTTCCCATGCCAAATCCAGCCATTCCATCGCCTCTAAAATGGCTTGCGTCGCTTCCGGCGTGGAGCGTTCCAAATCGGTATCTTCAATACGCAACACAAATTCGCCGTGATTATGTTTGGCATATAACCAAGAATAAAGTGCGGTTCTGGCACCGCCGACGTGTAAATAACCGGTTGGGCTCGGCGCAAAACGGGTGCGTACTTTTACGTTCGGATCCAAATCAAATAATGCTTCCAATTTCATTTTAATAACCCTTTTTCTAGTGCAAACAATTGTGCGGTATTGTACTACGGGTTCATTGAATTCATAAGGAAAAATCAAGTTTTATGCCTATTTTTGAAACAACCGACGGATTTTTGGCAAAAATTTGTTGACTGAAATCATTGAGCAATTATAATGCTCGCTCACAACGCTGAGGGCAGGCGGTTAGCTTGGGTGGGAGAATTCTTGATAAGAAAGCGCCAAGAGTTCGAAACCGGTGTTCTCACCACTTTCAAAGTTTCTCAATGTTGTCAATGTAACGACGTGGGCGATTAGCTCAGTTGGGAGAGCACCTCCCTTACAAGGAGGGGGTCACTGGTTCGAGACCGGTATCGCCCACCACTTCTTTACATACTTCCCTAGTTTTAAGATTCTAACGTGGGCGATTAGCTCAGTTGGGAGAGCACCTCCCTTACAAGGAGGGGGTCACTGGTTCGAGACCGGTATCGCCCACCACTTAAAATCTTAAAATGCCGATTCGTCGGGCGATTAGCTCAGTTGGGAGAGCACCTCCCTTACAAGGAGGGGGTCACTGGTTCGAGACCGGTATCGCCCACCACTCACTTCCCCTTTAATTATTTTATTTCAACAGGTTCAGAACGTTTATTCTTTTGGTGTAAAGTGATAAAGTACACCCAATTTTTCAGTTGCATCAACGGATTCATTGAATGAATAAACCAATTAAAAATCAGACAGCACTTTTTATTTCTAACGGCTTGTTACGTTTAGCCGGCAATATTGTCAAAATCCTAAGTTACCCGTTCCACGCAATTTTTCCGAAAAAGCGCTTTACCATTCCGCAATTCAGCCCGGCAAGACGCCCGTCCAATAAACCCGGCAAAATCAACAAAGTCATTTGGCAAACCAATTACAGCAACAAAGTGACCTTGCCCATTTACTGTAACTATTTAGTCAACCGTCTGTTTTCACCCGGCTATGATTATCGTTATGTAAGTACCGAAGCGCGTAGCGATTACATTGAAAAAAATGCCGATGCGCGCACCTTCGCCGCCTATAGCAAACTCACCGACGGCGCGGCGCAAGCGGATTTCTGGCGTTTATTCACACTCTATCACGACGGCGGCATTTATATGGACATCGACGGCCATTTGGTCGGCAATCTGGATAAGATGATTGATCCGGAAGACGATGAAGTGCTCATTACGCGTCGCAGTCGTTACACCAATTTCTTTTTAGCCAGCCGCAAAGGCAATCCGTTTTTGAAAGAAACGTTAGACATCATCATTGATAATATTGAAAACCGTCGTATTGACGGCGGCGTGTTTGTTCTCACCGGTCCCGATACGCTCAATAAAGCGCTGGAAAACAAAGATGTCAACACCCGCCGCGATAAATTGACCTGCACACAAGGCACCTTTGCCAACGAATATTTTCAATATATGGACAAAAAACGCGGTAAATGGATTCACGCAAAAAACGAAGATTTATTAAAATAACCGTCAATTAAGCAAAAAGTGCGGTCACAAAAAGCAGATTTTTTGTTGATCGCCTTTTTTGTTTCTGTGATATATTTTTTAACCGATTTCACAAATAACAATCAGAGGGTTCTATGGCACTTTGGGGTGGGCGCTTCACGCAAGCTGCGGATAAGCGTTTTAAAAACTTTAACGATTCATTACGCTTTGACTACCGCTTGGCGGAACAAGACATTGAAGGCTCAATCGGCTGGTCGAAGGCGCTGGTCTCCGTGGGCATTTTAGATGCGCAGGAACAACAACAATTAGAACAGGCACTGAACGAATTATTAATTGAAGTGCGGTCAAATCCGCACGCGATTTTACAAGATGACGCGGAAGACATTCACAGCTGGGTGGAAAGTAAGCTCATTGATAAAGTGGGTAATTTGGGCAAAAAACTGCACACCGGGCGCAGCCGCAACGACCAAGTGGCGCTCGACATCAAAATGTGGTGCAAACAACGGGTTGCCGAATTGCAGCATTCTATCCGTGATTTACAGCGTAAATTGGTGCTCACCGCAGAAAACAATCAGGATGCCGTGATGCCGGGCTACACCCACCTGCAACGCGCCCAGCCGATTACCTTTGCACATTGGTGCATGGCGTATGTAGAAATGCTGGATCGTGATTATTCCCGTTTAGCCGACGCTTACCGTCGCATGAACAGCTGCCCGCTGGGTAGCGGCGCCCTTGCCGGCACGGCATACCCGATCGATCGCGAGCAACTCGCCAAAGATCTGGATTTCGCCTTCGCCACCCGTAACAGTTTGGACAGCGTATCCGATCGCGATCACATCGTTGAACTGCTCTCCGCCGCGTCCCTTAGCATGGTGCATTTATCCCGTTTTGCCGAGGACATGATTATTTTCAACAGCGGCGAATCCAATTTCGTGGAACTCTCCGATCGCGTGACCTCCGGTTCTTCCCTTATGCCACAAAAGAAAAATCCCGATGCCTGCGAATTGATTCGCGGAAAAGCGGGACGGGTTATCGGCGCCTTAAACGCTATGCTGATGACGTTAAAAGGCTTACCGTTAGCCTATAACAAAGATATGCAGGAAGACAAAGAAGGCATTTTCGATGCGTTGGATACCTGGCAGGATTGCTTAGATATGGCGTCTTTGGTGTTGGATGATATTAAAGTGAACGTAGAACGCACCCGCGAATCCGCGCTAAAAGGCTACTCCAACGCCACCGAATTGGCAGATTACTTGGTCGCTAAAGGCGTGCCATTCCGCGATTCCCACCATATCGTGGGCGAAACCGTAGTGTATGCCATCAAGCAACACAAGGCGTTGGAAGAATTGACCATTCCGGAATTCCGTCAATTCTGTGAAAAAGTATCGGACGATGTATACGATATTCTGTCTCTGCAATCCTGTTTAGACAAACGTGCCGCCAAAGGCGGGGTTTCACCGTTGCGCATTGCCGAAGCCATTGCTGACGCGAAAGCCCGATTTGCGTCGTAAATACGTCGTAAAGTGCGGTCATAAAAAAACATTATTTTTTCTGACCGCACTTTTGTTTGTTTTTAGCACCGATTTTACTTACGCGACTAAAAAACTAAACAGCATTTAACATAAGCATTTCTTTATTAGATAAAATCTAAAACATTTATATAAAAACAAAATATTCTAATATTTTTCTAGAAAAACATTTGAAATCATCTCCCCGGCTGTTGCATATTGAAAACCGACTTAACAACATAGTTGAGCAACACACAATTCACTCAAATGCAAACAACAACATTCATCTTACAGGAGATTTCTTATGTCTGGTTCGGTCCCTTCCTTAGAAGCATTTTTAGCCAAAGTCGAACAACGCGATGGTAACCAACCTGAATTTTTACAAGCTGTTCGTGAAGTGTTTACTTCCATCTGGCCATTTCTTGAACAAAATCCGAAATATCGTTCCGAAGCCTTATTAGAACGTCTTGTAGAACCTGAACGTGCCATTCAGTTTCGCGTAGCATGGACGGACGATAAAGGTCAAGTGCAAGTCAACCGCGCATTCCGTATTCAATTTAACAGTGCTATCGGTCCGTTCAAAGGCGGCATGCGTTTTCACCCGTCCGTAAACCAATCCATCTTAAAATTCTTAGGGTTTGAACAAATCTTCAAAAACGCCTTAACCACCTTACCGATGGGCGGCGCCAAAGGCGGTTCCGACTTCGATCCGAAGGGCAAAAGTGATGCGGAAGTCATGCGTTTCTGCCAAGCGCTGATGGCGGAACTTTATCGCCACATCGGCCCGGATACTGACGTTCCGGCGGGCGACATCGGCGTGGGCGGTCGTGAAGTAGGTTATTTAACCGGCATGATGAAAAAACTCTCTAACCAAACCGGCTGCGTATTCACCGGTAAAGGGTTGACGTTCGGCGGCAGCTTAATCCGTCCGGAAGCCACCGGTTACGGCTTGGTCTATTTCGTGCAAGCCATGTTAGCGGAAAAAGGGCAGGCGTTGAAAGGCAAAACCGTGGCGGTTTCAGGCTCCGGCAACGTCGCGCAATATGCCATCGAAAAAGCCTTGGAATTAGGTGCAAAAGTCATTAGCTGTTCCGACTCCTCGGGCACGGTGGTAGATGAAGAAGGCTTCACCACCGAAAAATTAGCCGCCCTGATGGAAATCAAAAATGTGAAACGCGGTCGTGTAAAAGATTACGCCGATAAGTTCGGTTTGAAATATGTGGCAGGTGTACGCCCATGGAACTTAAAAGTGGACGTTGCCCTGCCTTGCGCCACCCAAAACGAATTGGAATTGAGCGACGCGCAAACCCTTATCGCTAACGGCGTGCAAGTAGTGGCGGAAGGCGCCAATATGCCGACCACCATCGACGCCACCAACGCCTTCATTGATGCCGGCGTCTTATTCGGACCGGGCAAAGCGGCGAATGCAGGCGGCGTGGCAACTTCCGGCTTAGAAATGTCGCAAAATGCACAATGTTTAAGCTGGACCCGCGAAGAAGTGGACGCGAAATTACACAGCATCATGCTGGATATTCACGCCAACTGTAAAAAATACGGTTCCGACGCTCAAGGCAACATCAACTATGTGGTGGGCGCCAACGTCGCCGGCTTCGTGAAAGTCGCCGATGCTATGTTGGCACAAGGCGTGTATTAATCAGCCAGAAAAAACACCGTTGAAAATGACCGCACTTTAATCTGCACGCCCAAAATAGGTTCGCAACCAACTGATTAGAAGGCAGTTTTTTTATGGGAAAACATTATTTAATTGGAATATTTTTATTTCCGCCGGTTTAAATACATGATGAACCAGGACGGGCGATGGATAATTCGTTCTTATTGAGGGACCTAATTAAGCCTAAGTTAAACAATTTGAGCCCTGCGCAGTGCAGAGCTCAATATTTAACTTTTAGCTATCCGCCATGTTTTAGGGTGCAGATCAACGTACGATCATTTTCTTTTCTCATTTCTTTTTCTTGATTAAATCAATTCTAACTATTAATAGTTATTTTTTAATCGTCAAATATTATTAATTTAATAGATTGAGAACTTTTTGACGGTATTTATAATTTCTATCAATCGATCATCCATGAAAATGGATATTTTTTACTCTACTACTCAAAAATTAAGGAAATGATTATGTCAGCAAAATGCCCTTTCGATCATAACTCTGCCACATTGACTACTGCTGCCGGCGCGCCGGTGGTGGATAATGACAACACAATGAGTGCCGGCCCACGCGGTCCGTTGTTGTTACAAGATGTGTGGTATCAAGAAAAACTGGCCCACTTTGCCCGCGAACGCATCCCTGAGCGCGTGGTGCACGCCAAAGGTTCCGCCGCATTCGGTACATTCACCGTCACCCACGACATCACCCAATACACCAAAGCCGCGCTGTTTAGCGAAGTGGGCAAACAAACGGATGTGCTGTTGCGCTTTTCCACCGTTGCCGGCGAACGCGGTGCCGCCGACGCAGAACGCGATGTACGCGGTTTTTCGTTGAAATTCTACACCGAACAAGGCAACTGGGACTTAGTGGGCAATAACACGCCGGTGTTCTTCATTCGCGACCCGCTTAAATTCCCGGATTTCATCCACACTCAAAAACGCAACCCGCAAACCAACTTACGTGATGCCACCGCCGCGTGGGATTTCTGGTCGCGCCACCCGGAATCCATGCACCAAATTATGATTCTGTTCAGCGATCGTGGCATTCCGGCAAGCCTACGCAACATGAACGGTTACGGCAGCCACACTTACAGCTTTATCAATGCCGACAACGAACGCTTTTGGGTGAAATTCCACTTCAAAACCCAACAAGGTCATAAATTCTTAACCAACGCAGAAGCGGCTAAGGTGGTGGGTGAAGATCGCGAATCCAGCCAACGTGATTTATATGATGCCATTGCCAACGGTAATTTCCCCCGTTGGAACGTGAAAATTCAAATCATGCCGGAAGCCGATGCAGAAAAACACAATTACAGCTTTGACTTAACCAAAGTATGGCCGCACAAAGATTATCCGTTGATTGATGTAGGCGTGTTGGAACTGAATCGCAATCCGCAAAACTATTTTGCTGAAGTGGAACAAGCCGCCTTCGCGCCGAACAACAACGTGCCCGGCATCGGCTTCTCACCGGATCGTATGTTGCAGGGTCGTTTATTCTCTTATCAAGATGCACAACGCTACCGCTTGGGTGTAAACCACCACCAAATTCCGGTGAATGCGCCAAAATGCCCGTATCACACCACCCACCGTGACGGTGCAATGCGCGTAGATAACAATGGTGGCACACACCCGAACTATGCTCCAAACCGCTTTGACACCTATGTGCCAACCCACGATCAAGGCCCGTCATTGCAACTGGAACGTGAAGGCGCGCACTTTAATTTCCGTGATTACGACGAAGATTATTACTCGCAACCTGCTGCGCTTTACGCCATTATGGACGCCGCCCAACGCGACCGCCTCGCCGGCAACTTCGCCGCCAGCCTCGCAGAAGTCACCGACGAAGTCGTCGTGGAACACCAGTTGGTACACTTTGAACGCGTTAATACGGAATTGGCAAACGCCATTCGCGCAAAACTTGCTTAATTCAAATCTAACTCAAGAGCCGACCGCACTTTTGCTTCAAAAGTGCGGTCATTTTTTTAGCCGAATCCGCTATAAAACCAACAAGCTTGATCTAACAATGCACGGTGTGCAAATATTGAAATTCATCAAATTATAGTGTTAAATCCGAACTCATTGTGTGGTTATGCTAAGTAAAGGTTAGAAACAGATTTGTGTAGCTACCTGACATAAACAAATCCTTCTACTACCTCATCGGAAGCATCGATTCTAAAACGGCATTTTGTTACATGGCGGAAGAATAAAAAAACACTTCAATAAAAAGGCAAGTGAAGAACAAATTTTCTAAGCAATTTAATAAATTAGTAATGTATTGACAGAGCACAGCACCTTTAATTTTATTTTATCTAACGGGGAATGTCGCTGTGCCACTAAGCACGTTGGGAACTGAGAAAGCGATGTAAAGCAAATAATACAAATAGAAAGTAATCTGTCCCCAAAAGTTGGACAGGTTAGCTAACTTAAGTATTGATCACGGTATTGTATCGTGCTCAATCCTTTTAAATTGAGTTTAATTCGTTTTTCGTTGTAATACACCAAATATTCTTCAATCTCCGTCTATAATTCAGCAATAGAGGTGTAAGTGCATGAGTAAAAACATTCTGATTTCAAGATAGCAAAAAAACTTTCAATCACTGCATTGTCGTCGCAATTTCCTCGGCGGTTCATGCTTTGCATGGCTTTCCCCTCTAACATGTTCAACCCATTCTGCCGTGCCATATAATATATCCCGGTCGCTGTGAATAATCGGGCAGTCTGTCGGTTTTAGACGACTAAGCCCCTCCTCTAACATCCTTTTCACCGGCGAAAACTTGGGGCTCGTAGCAAAACTATAAGCAATAATTTCCCGGTTCGCTAAGTCCATCAAGGTCGAAATTCTCCCGGCTATAACCTTGCTTTTCCTTTAACTTTTTGATGGCTTTTCTTTTTTCTGCCGTCGTTTTTGATCGTCCAATTGCCCTAACTTTTTTAGATAATCAATATCTGCTTTTGCAAGGGCGGGTTCCCGTTTCAGCTTTTTAAAAGCTTGTGGTGAAAAGTCGCTTGTTTCAGCCATTTCAATCTGCGTTCTTTTCATTTGGGGTTTCAGAATTTTGGAGGTTTTGGATTTTTGGTTTTTGGTTTTGGGTTTTGGGTTTTGGGTTTTGGGTTTTGGGTTTTGGGTTTAGCATAAGGCAATTTTACGCGATCAAGCCCTCTTTCACGAGAGGCTTTTAACCAATAAATGACTTGAGAATGAGGAATCTGATGAAGTTTAACCACCTCACGGATACCAAAATCCTGCTCGGTGACCGGCTTGATAATTTTTAAACGAAATTGATAAGAATAGGACATAATCTACACCTCAAATTAGATGCCGGTTTTTTTGGGGTGTAGATCAAAGTGCGGTTGAAAAAACAATCATTTTTTTAACCGCACTTTTCCTTATCTATTCAAACTCCAATTCCACCGCACTTTCACCCAACAATGCCGCCAGTTCGGTGAGCAGTTCGTCCGTCGGGTTGACCGACCATTGCACGCCCATTTTAACCAGCGCCCTGCCCTGCGGGCTTTGGTAGTAAATATGCACCGGCAGCGAATTGCCGCTGTAAGGCTGTAAAATGCCTTTAAATTGTTTAATGAATTGCGGTGTGATTTGCTCTTGCGACAAGCAAATCGCCAGGCTTTTGGCATAACGGGCGCGGGCTTCGTCGATGGTCATCAGATCACGCACGGACATACGTAAACCCTGTGAGAAGTCGTCAAAACTCACTTGCCCGGAAACCACAATCACCGTGTCTTTTTGCAGTTTCTCACCGAATTTTTCCAAGGCTTCACCAAATAAGGTTAAATCCAACCGACCGGAACGGTCGTCGATGGTGGCGATACCGATATGGTTGCCTTTTTTCGTCACCGCAATGCGGGTGTTAATCACCAAACCGCTGGCGGTGCTCATCTGCCCGCGATAATTCGGCACCAACTCTTTCAAACGAACGGGGCTGTAATGCGCCAATTCTTTCAAATAACGGGTTACCGGGTGGCTGCTGAGATACAAACCTAAGGTTTCCCGTTCGCCGTCCAAAATGGTCTTTTCCGTCCAAGGTGCGATGTTGGCGTAGGAGTTTTCTACTTCCTCGTTAGTTTCCGTCAGCACACCGAACATATCCGCCTGCCCTAAGGCTTCGTCTTTCGCGTGTTGATCGGAAGCGCGCAGTGCATCTTCCAGGTTTTGCTGTAGCGCGGCGCGGTGCGGTCCAAGTTTATCGAAAGCACCGGATTTAATCAGGCTTTCAAAGGTGCGTCGGTTGATTTTCTTTAAATCCACACGGGCGCATAAATCAAACAGGTTTTTAAAGATCCCGTTCTTTTCACGCGCTTCCACCAACGCCGCAATAGGGCCTTCACCCACGCCTTTGATGGCACCGATTCCGTACACGATTTCGCCGTTTTCATTCACGCTGAAATGGTGTTTACCGGTGTTAATGTCGGGTGGCACTACTTTTAACCCCATGCGCATACATTCGTCGTATAGGCCCACAATTTTGTCCGTGTTATCCATTTCCGAGGTCATCACCGCCGCCATAAATTCCGCCGGATAATGGGCTTTCAGCCACAGAGTTTGATAAGACACCAACGCATAGGCGGCGGAGTGGGATTTGTTAAATCCATAACCGGCGAATTTTTCCACCAAATCGAAGATCTTCATGGCAAGTCCGCCGTCCACGCCGTTTTTCACCGCGCCTTCTTCAAACACGGAACGCTGCTTCGCCATTTCCTCCGGTTTTTTCTTCCCCATGGCACGACGCAACAAGTCCGCGCCACCCAACGTATAGCCCGCCAACACCTGAGCGATTTGCATCACCTGTTCCTGATACAGAATAATGCCGTAGGTCGGTTCCAAAATCGGTTTGAGGGATTCGTGCTGATAATTAGCGTCGGGGTAAGACACTTCTTCGCGTCCGTGTTTGCGGTCGATAAAATTATCCACCATGCCTGATTGCAACGGACCTGGACGGAACAACGCCACCAACGCAATAATGTCTTCAAAACAGTCCGGTTTCAGGCGTTTGATCAAATCTTTCATACCGCGCGATTCCAACTGGAACACCGCTGTGGTTTCTGCATTCAGTAGCACATCGAAGGATTGTTGGTCGTCCAATGGAATGGCGCTGATGTCCACTAACGGCTTGCCTTCTTTTTCCATACGGGCGTTAATCATATCCAGCGCCCATTTAATAATGGTCAAGGTGCGCAAACCGAGGAAGTCAAACTTCACCAAACCGGCATATTCCACATCATTTTTATCGAAGTGGGTGACCGGGTGTCTGCCTTCCGAATCGCAATACAGTGGCGAGAAATCCGTGATCAGGGTCGGTGAAATCACCACCCCGCCGGCGTGTTTACCGGCGTTGCGCGTGACACCTTCCAGTTTGCGCGCCATGTCGATAATGGCACGCACTTCTTCATCCGCGTCATAAATTTCCTGTAATTTCGATTCTGCTTCAAAGGCCTTAGCCAAGGTCATACCCGGATCCGGCGGCACCAGTTTGGAAATGCGATCCACAAAGCCGTAAGGTTGCCCCAGCACCCGCCCCACATCGCGAATTACCGCTTTTGCCGCCATAGTACCGAAGGTAATGATTTGCGACACCGCACCATGCCCGTACATTTCCGCCACATGGTCAATCACGCGGTCGCGTCCGTCCATGCAGAAATCCACGTCGAAGTCAGGCATGGAAACCCGTTCCGGATTGAGGAAACGCTCAAAGAGCAAATCGAATTCCAACGGATCCAAATCGGTAATTTTTAGTGCATATGCCACCAAAGATCCCGCCCCGGAACCACGTCCGGGTCCCACCGGAATGTCATTATCTTTCGACCATTGGATAAACTCCATCACGATCAAAAAATAGCCCGGGAAACCCATTTGGTTAATCACATCCAGTTCAACCTGTAGCCGTTCATCATATTCCGGGCGGCGTTCGGCACGCACCTTTTCATCGGGGAACAACACCTTTAAGCGTTCTTCCAAGCCGTCTTTGGCGCGCTTCACCAGATAATCTTCCGTAGTTAAATCACCGGTCGGGAATTGCGGCAGGAAATATTCGCCCAAACGAATGGTGACATTACAACGCTGTGCAATTAACACCGTATTTTCCAACGCGCTCGGCACATCGGCGAACAAATCGCACATTTCCTGTTCGGAGCGAAAATATTGTTGTGACGTATAAAGTTTCGGGCGCTTCGGGTCGTCCAAGGTAAAACCGTCATGAATCGCCACGCGAATTTCATGGGCTTCAAAATCCTCCGCCTGCAAGAAACAAACATCGTTGGTCGCCACCACTGGCAATTGTTGTTTTTCCGCCAGTTCCAGCGCTGCTTTAATATAACGTTCTTCGTCAGGGCGACCTGTGCGGGTGAGGGTTAAATAGAAATGATCGGGGAAAAATTCACGGTAAAAATCCACCGCACTTTTTAGTTCATCGGTGTTGCTTCTGAGCAATTTCTTGCCCACGTCACCGTTCACCCCGCCGGACAGCACAATCACCCCAGAGCGATGTTCCACCAGCCATTGCTGATCGATATAAGGCAAATCGGCATAGCCGCGCTCATAGGCTTTGGAAAGCAGCAACGTAATGTTTTTATAACCTTCGTTATTCTTCGCCAGCAGGGTTAAACGGAATTTTTCCTCGCCGCACAGTTCACTTTGCACCAACACATCCGTCCCGATAATCGGCTTCACACCGGAAGACAACGCCTCGCCGTAAAAACGCACCAAACCGCAAAAATTGGTGAAATCCGTCAGGCACATCGCCACCATACCACTTCCCACACAGGCTTTCACCAACGGCTTCACCTTGGCGATACCGTCAATCATGGAAAAATCACTGTGAACCTGCAAATGAACGAAACGTGGCTGCGACATAAAAATCCTTGGGAAAAATCAGACAAAAGTGCGGTGTATTTTAGCGGTATTTTGCGGGGAATTGTAGGGATAATTGTCTTGATGTCTTGCCGTACCGACACAATAAATCCCCACAAAACGCGGTTTTATTACTAGAGTTTTGATCGTCAATCGGCTATATTAGCGCACAATTTTTAGCTGATTTTGGATTTTTAACCATGGATCTCAATTTTCATTTTATCAACCGTATTCGCCATCAGGCAAAAACGCTGGCAAATCGCACCGCACTTCGCTATTTCAAAGACAATAACCGGCTGGATATTTCCTGGGCGGAGCTGCAACAGCAGGTGGATCACATCTCTCTGGCACTTTTAGCCAATCATATTGATATTCAAGATAAAATCGGTATTTTCGCGCACAATATGCCGCGCTGGACAATCACCGACATCGGTATATTACAGGTGCGCGCAGTGACCGTGCCGATTTATGCCACCAATACCGCAAAACAGGCGCAGTTCATTATTAATAATGCCGATATGAAGATCATTTTCGTCGGCGATCAGGAACAATATGACCAAGTGCTCGACATCGCCGATGAATGCCCTAAGCTTATAAAAATCGTGGCAATGAAAAGCACCATTCATTTGCAGGAACACGCCAAAGCCTGTCATTGGCAGGATTTTATTGAAATGGCGGACGAGCAATATCGACCACAATTGCAACAACGGCTGGACGACAAATGCCTGGAAGATTTATTCACCCTGATTTACACCTCCGGCACCACCGGCGAACCGAAAGGCGTGATGTTGGATTATGCCAATCTGGCGCACCAGCTGAAGGCGCACGACCAGGCGTTGCAGGTGGATGATACCGATGTATCCCTTTCCTTTCTGCCGCTGTCCCACATTTTTGAGCGGGCTTGGGTGGCGTATGTGCTCCATCGCGGCGCCACCAACTGTTACATTGAAGATACTAATCAAGTGCGGTCGGCGTTGACGGAGATTCGTCCGACGTTGATGTGTGCCGTGCCTCGTTTTTACGAGAAGATTTACGCGGCGATTTTGGACAAAGTGCATAACGCACCGAAGCTGCGCCAATGGATTTTCAATTGGGCCATTGCCGTCGGGCGCAAACATTTCAATGCCCTCGCCAAACAACAGAAAATCGGCTTCCCGTTAAAACAACAATATGCTCTTGCCGATAAATTGGTGCTCGGTAAATTACGCGCCTTACTCGGCGGGCGCATTCGTATGATGCCGTGTGGTGGTGCCAAATTGGAACCGACCATCGGTTTGTTTTTCCACAGTATCGGCTTAAACATCAAACTGGGTTACGGCATGACGGAAACCACTGCCACCGTTTCCTGCTGGAATGATTTCAACTTTAACGCCAATTCTATCGGCACCCTCATGCCGGGCGCGGAAGTAAAAATCGGCGAAAATAACGAAATTTTGGTGCGTGGCGGCATGGTGATGAAAGGTTATTATAAAAAACCACAGGAAACCGCCGACACTTTCACCGCAGACGGTTTCTTGAAAACCGGCGACGCCGGCGAATTCGATGCCGACGGCAATTTATACATCACCGATCGCATTAAAGAACTGATGAAAACCGCCAACGGCAAATACATCGCGCCGCAGGTGCTGGAAAGTAAAATCGGCAAAGATAAATTCATCGAACAAATTGCCGTCATCGCCGATGCGAAAAAATACGTCTCTGCCCTCATCGTGCCTTGCTATGCGGCACTGGAAGACTACGCCAAACAGGTCAACATCAAATATCAGGATCGTTTGGAATTGTTAAGAAATTCGGAGATTATTCAAATGTTAGAACGCCGAATTAACGAGTTACAAAAAGAATTGGCAGGCTGGGAACAAATTAAATGTTTCACCCTTTTGCCCCAAGCCTTCAGCACGCAATTGGAAGAAATCACACCAACCTTGAAATTACGACGAAAAGTGATTTTACAGCGTTATAAAGAGCTGATTGAGGCAATGTATAACTAAATGATTCAACATAAAAGTGCGGTGGAAAAATAATGTGTTTTTTCACCGCACTTTTTATATTAATTTCTCTTTATTATTTATCTTTCAAGTGAATTTTAATAAAAAATTTCAAAAAAGACCTTATTTTTTGTAAAACAATGAAAATTTACTTGCATTTAAAATTTATATGGTTACGATGTACCCCCTTAACTCAGTCTTGCGCAAATATTAGCCAATAAAATTCCATTAATATAATCAAGTACCAAATCTAATTTATAACACCTTAATCTACATTTTTAAGCTGCACAACCTATTAACATATTAATTATCAATGTAATTTACCCTAACAAAAAGGAAAACATAAGATGAATAAAGTCTTTAAAGTAATCTGGTGTAAAGCATCTCAGACATGGGTTGCCGTATCTGAACTATCTAAAGCTTTCTCCCTTTCTACCACTACAGATATACCTAAAAAAACTAAAATATTCATTGCTGCAGCCCCGTTATTATTTCTCTCCTTTAGTATCAACGCTTACATTGCCATAGGTTCTGTTGAAAACAATTCTGTGAAATCCGAGGGGGCAAATTCTTCCCCAAGAACAGGTTCAAGAACAGGGAATAGCCCCTTCAACTATTTCAACCCCGGTAGCAAATCCTACGAAAATAAAGATCAACTCGGTACCCCAAATCGACTGTATGACAGTCGATATGCATATGGTATTGCCATAGGTAAAAATTCAGACGCACGAGATGCAGACCAAGATTCAAATGGGATCGCTTTAGGTGATTATGCCAAAGCAACTGGGGGATTAGCTATGGCCCTAGGTTCGTTTTCCAGAGCAGAAAAAAATGGCGGTATTGCGATCGGTACAGCATCCAGATCATCAGGAATTAATTCCCTTGCGATGATGCGCCAATCTGCGGCAACCGGGGATTATTCCACTGCTATTGGTTCTGTTGCTTGGGCTGCAGGCGAATCTAGCTTTGCGTTAGGTGCTTCAGCAACAGCAAAAGGAGATCAGTCTATTGCCATTGGTAGCGTAAAACCTAAAGTTCTCTCAACATCTACTGGTAATACTAAAAAGACAAAATATGATGGCTTAGACAATACTCAAACTAATGGCCATCGCTCTATGGCATTAGGCACTGCAGCTAAGACTAATGGTGACGATTCTTTTGCATTAGGTTATGGTTCACAAACTGGCGGATTTGACGTAGTACATGATTCCTATCTTAACGAAAATGTTACTTCAGCCAATACCTCTCAAAAAGCGGAAAAAGCCATTGCAGTGGGCACAAATGCAAAAGCTTTAAAACAGTCCTCAGTTGCTTTTGGCTATGAGGCAAATGCAGCTGGTGAAAACACGATTGCTATCGGTTCTAAAGCAAATGCAACCTATAAAAACGTTGTAGCAATCGGTGAAAGTTCTAGTGCAACTAAGGAAGGTGCAATGGCAATTGGTCAAGGAGCTCAAGCTAACGTAGCCAATTCTTTAGCTTTAGGCACAGGCACTATCGTAACTAGTATTGATGGGGGAACATCAAAATATACATCACAAAACTACAATGTTAATAATGGTGTTGTAGCTGTTGCAAACGCCGGTAAAGAGCGTCGAATTATTAATGTTGCCGGTGGTCGTAATGATACCGATGCAGTGAATGTTGCGCAGCTAAAATTCGTGAATGATAACTTAGCCAAGTCCATCGCAGGCGCCGGTTATAACGGCTATGAAGCAGACGGACATACTTACAAAGCACCGGAATTTAGTATTAAAAATACCAGCTATCACGATGTCAAAGCCGCCGTTGAAGCGGCACAAACCAATTATGTGAGCGTAAATAGCACTAATAAAGCAACCGGTAGCAATTACGACAATAAAGGGGCTAAAGCAACAGGTTCTATTGCATTAGGCGAAAAAGCCGCAACAGAAACGGCGGCAATGAACTCTATTGCCATTGGTTTAAACAGCAATGTTAGCGGCAAAAATACCGTTGCATTGGGTGCCAATATCACTGCGACAACCAACGGTTCCGTCATTTTAGGAGATTCCTCCACCACGGAAGGTTCACATTCTGTTTCAAGTGTTAGCAGTGCGACTGTTAACGGATATACCTACTCAGGTTTTACCGGCACGGTAAAAGACTCAGGGCATTTTGTAAGCATTGGTTCAAAAGGCAATGAGCGTCAAATTAAAAATGTGGCAGCGGGTAATGTTGCGGCAAACTCAACCGATGCCGTTAATGGCTCTCAATTATTTGCTGTCGCCAATCGTGTAGAACAAGGTTGGAATATCTCGGCAGACACTGCAACAGGTGGCACTTTAACAGGAACAAAAGAGGTTAAAACTATCAAACCCGAAAGTGCGGTCAAATTCTTAGCTGGAAAAAATCTTAGCCTTCATCAAGATGGCACTAACTTTACTTTCTCAACCCAAGAAAACGTCACGTTCACTAATGTTACGACCCAAGATCTAACCGCAACAGGCAACACCACAGTCAAGAACTTCAGCGTTCAAAATGGCGGAACTATCAATATGGGAAATAATCGCATTACCGGCGTGGCTGAAGGCACAGAGGATGACGACGCGGTTAACTTTAAACAATTAAAAAACCTTCTTGGTGGCGCCGCATCAACGGAAGTTGTTGAGAAAAAAGCAGCTCAAGCCGGAGATGAAAATCTGGCGGATATTAGCGTAGCAAATGGTAAAAATGCCGGCGATATGGGTGCGAAATACGAAGTATCCGTATCCAAAAAAGCTGTACAAAGTGCCGCAAAAGAAGCGGTTAAAGTGACAGGTTCGGCACCGATTAATGTAAACAAAACAGATGTAAATGGCGTTGATACTTATGCCGTAACCTTTAATGGCACAGAAGCGGCGAAATCTATCCCGTTAACTTATAAAGCTAACGGTAGCGGTGATAAAACTGTTATGTTGGACAAAGGGTTAAACTTTACCAATGGCATGATGACAACCGCTTCCGTTGCAGACAATGGCGTAGTGAAATATGACGTCAATTTATCCACCATTAAAGTGGAAAATGGCAAAGCTGCCGTAGCAGGAACGCCGGGAGCAAATGGCGCCAACGGCACTGATGGTAAAGATGGCGTAGCCACAGTTAAAAATGTGATAGATGCGCTAAATAATGCCGCATGGACAATCACTGCCTCTAAATCCGATGGCGAAGTTGTCGGCAATGCGTCTAATTCCGTTAAAAATGGTGATACGGTAACTTACGATGCAGGAAAAAACATCAAAATTACTCAAAGCGATAAAAAATTCTCTTTTGCCACCAAAGATGATGTTGAATTTACTTCTGTGACCACGGGCAATACCAAATTAACCGGTAACGGTGTAGAAGTCACCAACGGCCCTAAACTAACACAAACCGGTGTGGATGCAGGTAGTAAGAAAATCACCAATGTAGCAGATGGCACTATTGCAGCTAACAGCAAAGATGCCGTCAATGGTGGGCAATTATTTACTGAAACCACAAAAGCCAAAAGCACGGTTGAGAAAGGCGATAATAATATTAAAATCACATCGGAAACTGCAACAGACGGACATATTAACTATAAAGTGGCATTAAATCCGAGCTTGACCGTTGGACCGAAAACCAATGGTCACCCGATCACCATTGATGGTAATAACGGCTATATTACCGGTTTAACCAATACAAGCTGGACGGGCGTGCCAACAACCGGTCGTGCAGCAACGGAAGATCAATTATCTATAGTCGATAAAAAATTCGATAATAAGGTTTCTTTAGGCGGTGACAACGGTAGTACCACAGAGAAATCCTTGTCTCACAACGGCGGAATCAAATTTAATATCAAAGGCGGAGACAGCCAAAAATATGTGACGACATCAGGATCCGGCGATGATGTCACGGTGGATCTTGCCCAAACCACAAAAAATAAGATCGACAATGCGGCAGATAAAGATCTCGCCAACATTACCGATAACGGCAAGAAAGTCATTACCGCTTTAGGCGCTGTTGTGAAAGCGGCTGATTCTACGATTACGGTAACTGACGAAACCGATAATACGACAGGACAAAAAACCTACAAAATCAAAGCCAATATTCCAACACCGGAAAAAACAGCAATGGCTTCCGGTAACAATACAACCATTGAAGGCGATGGCTCAAGCGCCAATCCGTTCAAAGTGAATCTGAAAGATGATTTAGCGTTAGGTCAAAAAGACGCTAACGGTGTAACCGGTAAAGATTCTTCCATTAAAGTGAACGGCAAAGATGGTTCCGGTGTGGCGATTAACGGTAAAGACGGTTCCATTGCATTAAATGGCAAAGACGGTGCGAATCCTGTCACCATCAAAACGGCGCAAGGTCCTGCCGGTGTGAATGAAACCAATCCAAAAGACCGTTTAATGGTGAATAACGACGCTGTTGCAACCCTTAAAGATGGCTTAAAATTCGCTGCAGATAACAGCACTGAAGTCATCACCAAAACCTTAAATCAAAAACTGGAAATTGTGGGCGGTGCAGATAAAAACAAATTATCTGACAACAATATCGGCGTAAATGCCAATAACGGCAAACTGGAAGTGAAATTAGCCAAAGAGTTGAATGAGTTAACCAGTGCGCAATTCAAGAATGGCGACAACACAACGGTTATCAATGGCAATGGCATAACAATTACCCCGAAAGATCCGACAAAGGCGGTCAGCTTAACGGATAACGGTCTAAATAACGGCGGCAATCAAATTGTGAACATTGACAGCGGATTAAAACAAGCCGACGGTTCAACGGTTGCCTTAAAAGACGCCTCAGGTGATACCTTAAAAAATGCGGCGAATATCGGCGATTTACAGAAATCCATTAACGACATTACCAACGCAGGTAAAAACGGCGGCTTCGGTTTAAGTGATGGCAATGGCGTAACCGCTAAAGCCAATTTAGGGGAAACCGTGCAAGTGAAAGGCGATGGCAGTGTTATTACAAAAGTGGTTACCGATAATGGCAAACCGACCTTACAAGTGGGTTTAAGCAACCACATCACTGTTGGAGACAATACGCAAGCGGGCACCATTAGCGTCAAAGGGGAAAACGGTAAGGCTGGCGTATCCATCAACGGCAAAGAGGCTACCGTCACGTTTGCTAAAGACGGGCAAGCAGGTATGTCTATTGCCGCTACGCGTAGTGCCGATGGTAAAGACGCGTTGACCCTCAAAGGCAAAGACGGTAAAGACGGCATTTCGTTCCAAGAAGATGGTCGTATTACTCAGGTTGCCGATGGGGTAAATGACAAAGACGCGGTGAACAAATCCCAATTGGATAGAAGTATTGCCCAAGCTAAATCCGGTGTTAATGCCGGCAAAAACATCACTGTGACGCCTCAAAAGAACGCCGACGGAAGCACCACGTACACTGTTGAAACCCAAGACAATGTTGAGTTCACCACAGTGAAAACCGGTGATACCACCCTGGATAGCAACGGTATCAAAATCAATGGCGGACCAAGTGTCACCAAGGACGGCATTCACGCCAATGATAAGAAAATTACCGGCGTAAAAGATGGTGAAATTTCAGCCCATAGCAAAGAGGCGGTGAACGGCAGCCAATTACATCAAACCAACCAAAATGTGACGAATTTAGCCAACAATGTGGATAAAGGGTTAAATTTCCAAGGGGACAACCAAGAAGTCACGGTTAATCGTAAATTAGGCGATCAACTTAACATTCGCGGCGGTGCGGATCCGAAGAAATTAACGCAAAATAATATCGGCGTGACTGCGGATAAAAACGGCACCATGACCGTTCAGCTGGCGAAGGAAGTTAATCTCGGCGCGGATGGCAGCCTCACCGTAGGCAATACCACGGTCAATAACGACGGCGTTACGATTAAAGACGGTCCCGGCATGACAAGCCAAGGCATCAACGCCGGCGGCAAACGAATTGCTAACGTTGCGAAAGGGAAAGCACCGACGGATGCGGTAAATATGGGTCAGCTTCAAGACCTCGGCAGTGCCATTAACAATCGCATTGATAACATTGATAACCGCGTGAAAAAAATGGATAAACGTCGCAAAGCCGGCACTGCTTCCGCCCTCGCTACGGCGGGTTTGATGCAGCCGCATAGAGACGGGCAATCCGCCTTAGTCGCCGCTGTTGGTCAATATCAAAGCGAAACCGCTGTGGCTGTGGGTTACTCACGTATTTCCGATAACGGAAAATATGGCGTGAAAGTCTCTTTCAGCACCAACTCCCAAGGCGAAGTTGGCGGTACGGCAGGCGCGGGCTACTTCTGGTAAAATACGCTTGTTGAACTAACCTGAAAAAAGTGCGGTGGAAAAATAATGTGTTTTCTCACCGCACTTTTTTTATTTTCGCCCGCTCATTTCTCCCCGAATGAAATTCCTAACGAAACCAATCACTAAACTTTTCTCATAACAGAACGTTAACAAACAAGCCACAAAAACACTACATCTTGTGTCTTGAAATCCATAAAATATCTATATATAGTATTATCCAATTTTTTATAACACTAAATATGGACATCTCTCATGGGTACATTTTTTGTCATTAAGCGTGATGGTTCACGCATTAGCTTTGAGCTTCAACGTATCGTAAACGCCATTAAAAAGGCAGCGCAGGCGGTCGGTATTACGGATGATCGTTATTGCTATGCCGTGGCGCAGAAAGTCAGTGATGACATTTTCAGCCATTACCAACAGGAAATCGACATTAGCCACATTCAAAAAATCGTGGAAAATCACCTGATGGCGAGCCAATACCCGCAAGTGGCACGCGCTTATATTGAATATCGCCACGATCGTGATTTGGCGCGTGAAAAACGCAGTCAATTAACCCGGGAAATTGAGGGATTAATTGAACAAAGCAACGTGGAATTACTGAACGAAAATGCCAATAAAGACGCCAAAGTGATCCCGACCCAACGGGATTTGCTGGCGGGTATCGTGGCGAAACATTATGCCAAACGTTACATTCTGCCGCGCGATGTGGTGGCAGCCCATGAGAAAGGCGAAATCCATTATCACGATTTGGACTATTCGCCCTTCTTCCCGATGTTTAACTGTATGTTGGTGGATTTAAAAGGCATGCTGACCCAAGGCTTTAAAATGGGCAATGCGGAAATCGAACCGCCGAAATCCATCGGCACCGCCACCGCCGTGACTGCGCAAATTATCGCGCAGGTGGCAAGCCATATTTACGGCGGCACCACCATCAACCGTATTGACGAAGTGTTGGCGCCTTACGTTCAACTCAGTTACGACAAACATCTGAAAAATGCCGCGCAGTGGAATGTGCCCGATGCGCAAGGATACGCGCAGGCACTTATCGAAAAAGATTGTTTCGACGCCTTCCAATCCCTTGAATATGAAGTGAATACCTTGCACACCGCCAATGGTCAAACCCCATTCGTGACCTTCGGTTTCGGTTTGGGCACAAGCTGGCAGGCGCGTTTGATTCAAAAAGCGATTTTGCAAAACCGAATTCGCGGTTTAGGCAAAAACCACAAAACACCGGTGTTCCCGAAACTGGTCTTTACTCAACGCAAAGGCGTAAATCTGGAACCAAACGATCCGAATTACGACATCAAACAGCTTGCCTTGGAATGCGCCAGCAAACGTATGTATCCGGATATTCTCAATTACGATCAGGTGGTCAAAGTCACCGGTTCCTTCAAAGCCCCGATGGGCTGCCGTAGCTTCTTAGGCGCGTACGAAGAACACGGCGAACAAATTCACGACGGACGCAATAACCTCGGCGTGGTGAGCCTCAACCTGCCGCGTATCGCCATCGAAGCCAAAGGGGATGAAAAACGCTTCTATGAAATTTTGGATCAACGTTTAGCCTTGGCGAAAAAAGCACTCATGACCCGCATTGCCCGTTTAGAACATACCAAAGCCCGCGTGGCACCGATTTTATACATGGAAGGCGCCTGTGGCGTGCGTTTAAAAGCGGACGACAACGTGGCACAAATCTTCAAAAACGGACGCGCCTCCATTTCCCTCGGCTACATCGGCATTTATGAAACCGTCAATGCCCTCTATCACCAAGGACACATCTACGATAACGACATGCTACGCGAAAAAGGTCGCGCCATCGTGGAATACCTCAGCAACGCCACCAAACAATGGCGCGCCGAAACGGGTTATGCCTTCAGTTTGTATTCCACTCCAAGCGAAAACCTGTGCGATCGCTTCTGCCGTTTAGATACCAAACAATTCGGCGTCATCGACGGCGTGACCGACAAAGGCTACTACACCAATAGCTACCATTTGGACGTGGAGAAAAAAGTCAATCCATACGACAAACTGGACTTTGAAATGGTGTACCCGCCACTCGCCAGCGGCGGTTTCATTTGCTACGGCGAATACCCGAACATCCAGCACAACCTCAAAGCGCTGGAAGACGTGTGGAATTACAGCTACGACCGCGTACCTTACTACGGCACCAACACGCCTATCGACGAATGCTACGAATGCGGCTTCACCGGCGAATTTGAATGCACCAGCAAAGGCTTCACCTGCCCGAAATGCGGCAACCACGACAGCGAAAAAGTCTCCGTCACCCGACGGGTTTGCGGCTACTTAGGCAGCCCCGACGCCAGACCGTTTAATGCGGGCAAACAGGAAGAAGTGAAGCGCAGAGTTAAACACATGTGATCTTAAGGTTCTGCCAAATCTCCCCTAACCCCTCTTTGCTAAAGAGGGGAATTTTATGAGCGTTGCAAAAGTGCGGTCATTTTTTTAAGTGTTTTTACAGTGCACATTAAATTGGATAAATCCCCCCCTCCGCCTTCGGCACCTCCCCCCGTAAACGGAGGGAGGGAAGATAAAAAATACTGAAAAAAATGACCGCACTTTCTTAAATAACGCGCAAATAAAATGGGGTCCCCGTATAAGACGCCTGAGCGACTTGCAATTTTTAGGAAATTTTCGCCTGTTTGAGCGTAGCGAGTTCGAAAATTTCCGTGAAGAAAATTGCAACCAAGCGAAGAACAGCGGCTTATCCGGGGTGTGCTTTCTTTTTGCCTACTTTTGCTTTGCACAAGCAAAGAAAAAGTAGGTCGCCTTCGGGCGAAATCCGAATCTATAAAGTTATTAAAATAAATAAAGAAATGAACTATTTACAATACTACCCCGTCGACATCGTCAACGGCGAAGGTACACGCTGCACCCTTTTTGTCAGCGGTTGCACGCACGCCTGTAAAGGCTGCTACAATCAAAAAAGCTGGTCGTTTAGTGCCGGTGTGCCGTTCGGTATTGAAATGGAAGAACAGATTCTCAAAGATCTCAAAGACACCCGCATTAAACGCCAAGGCTTAACCCTCTCCGGTGGCGATCCGCTTCATCCGCGCAATGTGGAAACGCTGTTGCCGTTAGTGCAACGGGTCAAACGGGAATGCCCCGATAAAGACATTTGGGTATGGACGGGTTACAAATTAGATGAACTGGATGAGTATCAACGGCAAATGCTGCCTTATATTGACGTATTAATTGACGGCAAATTCATTCAGGCGCAAGCGGATCCGAGCCTGATTTGGCGCGGCTCGGCGAATCAGGTGATTCATCGGTTTAAGATCTGATTTCGCACAAAAGTGCGGTGCTTTTTTCAGGCGAATTTTGCCACGCTGTTGTGCCAAATGGTCTCGGCGATTTGCTCCGGCGTTTCGCTTCTTAATTCACACAAGGCATTGAACACCTGCACTACGCGTTCCGGTCGATTAGGCTGCCCTTGAAAACCAAACACCGGCATGTCCGGTGAGTCCGTCTCCAGTAACAACGCCTCCAAAGGCAATTTCGCGATAGTCTGACGGGTTTTATTGGCGCGCTCATAAGTAATGGTGCCGCCCACGCCGATTTTGTAGCCTAAATCCACAAAGCGTTTCGCCTGATCGTAACTGCCCGCAAAACCATGCACCACGCCGCATTTCGGCACGGCGATACGTCTTAAAAAGGAATATAACTGCTCGTGAGATTTACGGGAATGTAGATTCACCGGCAAATCGTGCGTTTTCGCAAAGTGCAACTGCGCTTCCAAAAAATCACATTGTTTGCGCCATAATTCATCCGTTAAGAGCTCAGGCACGGCGCGCTCCAAACCGATTTCCGCCACCGCCGTGCAACTTGTCGGACGCGCTGCTAATGCCTGATCCAGCAAATCCAAATCGCCGATTTGATGTTCTTTGATATACAAAGGATGCAACCCCAAGCCGTAGTACAGCTGCCCGGGATAAAGTGCGGTCATTTTTTCAATCGTTTTGAAATCCCGCTGCAACACGGCAACGATCAAGATTTTTTGCACGCCCACCGCCTGCGCGTTCTGCACCAGCTGCGCCAACGGCTTACCGCTAAATTGTTGCAGGTAATCAAGGTGGGTGTGGGTATCAAAAAAAGGCATGATTAGAAATTCGGGTAAAGTCTTTTACAATGAATGATGGTGCTGATTTGGATTTCTGTAGAAGAAACACGATAAACAATTCGATAGCCCCTGACATAAATTTCACGGGTTCCTTCAACACTACCGACAACCCCCATCAGTGGCATATAGGCAAGCAATTCAATCGTTTGTTTAATATCTTCAAAAATAGTTATGGCACTGCTAAATCCGGCATATTCGGTTAAATCAAATACAATATGCTCAAAATCCTGAACGGCGTTTTCTGAATAAATAATTTTATGCAA